TCTCAACATTGTCCCCATCGGGGTCGCGCGCCATAACGCGCTCAATGAATTCGTCCGGCTGGACGTAGGCCACGGTCAGGTAGTCCTCCGCGCCCGTGAGGCTGTCGCGGGAGTCATACTTCACCCAATCTACCTGAATGACGGTTTCATCAAACTTCATGTAGTTGGGGCGCGAGCCGTCGCCGTAAGGCACCAGCTTGAGCAGGCGCTTGTAGGCAGGCCAAAGGCGCTCGTTCGCCATGTTCAGGAACGTGCGCTTGATAATCGTGGCAACCTGCATCGCCTCTACCGTATCGGAGATGCTGTTCACCGTGTCGCTATTCATGTCGCTCAGGATTTCCTGAGTCATCTCAAGCAGAGTTGCCTTCGCCATTTCCTTTCCTTAGCAAAGAGAGGGGAGGCCCCCGAAAGAGCCTCCCCAAGTGCGGTTAGATGATGCGAACCGGCACAACCACCTTCATCTTGCCCACGCCAGCATCGGTCGGCGTGGTGCCGCCCAGCTCAACCACAATGGTCTGAGCAGCCGCCAGCGGGGTGTTGGCAGCCAGCGTACCAGCCGACGCAATCGAGTAGGTGCCGAGAGCTTCGGCCTGAGCCTCACTCACCTGCGCCAGTCGGTTGGTGCCAGCCGAGCCGGACACGCCAATGTTGATGACGGGCGTGGTGCCGCCGAGGTTGAACGCTTCCTGCACCTCAACGAGGGCGTTGCCCACCACAGTCGCGCCAGCCGGGAGGCTGAACGTGACAGCGGACAGGTTGCCACCCGAGATGAAGAAGGTCACTTCACGGACGTCATTCAGACGGCCCTGAGTACCCGACACACCATCCCACTGCGAGCGCGGACCGAACCACTGGGTCACGCCATTAACGGTTTCCTTCGGCATAGTAGCCTCTCCTATTAGTAGTTGGTCGAAGAAGTGATGACCACGCCGAGGGTGTCGGGACGCTGACGGCCAAAGCCGTAACGAGCGCGGGTGACAAACTCATTGCGAGCCAGGTCCTTGTTGCGCTCACCCTCAACGCTCGGCATCTGGCGCCAGCAGCCCATGATGGGCTTGGTCTGGTCATCCAGCACCGACATGAAGATGTTGGCAACCGAACCCACCGGGGCCGTCTCCGCAGCACCGCGCGGGCCGGTGATGGTTTCAGTGGCCGTGAGGCGCGGCAGGCGGTTGGACGTCCAGATGTCCCAGCCAAACAGGTTCATCACGAACTTCTTGTCCTTGGCCCAACCCTCCTCAAGGAGGCGCTGGAACTGCGGGTTGCGGTCGGCGCCCGAAGAAGCCGCGAGGCGGTTCAGGGTGGCTTCCACCACCGGGTCCACCAGCGCAATGCGGCCCGCCTGCGGGACGTTGGCCTTGTCGAACGACAGCTTCATGGCGAGGAAGTCGAAGTAGCCAATCTTGTAGCTGTTGTCCGCAGCTTCGTCCGCAATCCAGCGGTGGGCGAAGCCGTTGACGGCGTTGGTGTTGCTCGCGGTCTGCGAGAGGATGCCAGCCTGACGCAGGTAGCGCGACTCAAACGACTCCTGGATGGCGCGGGTGGCCTCCTGAGCGCGGGCAGCCATAAGCTGCTCAATCTGAGCACCATCCTGACGCAGCACATCCGTCACGTACCACGCATCGCCAACATAGTCGGTGATGCTCAGGGTGACGGTCGAGCTGTCAATCGGGCTGTAGGCAATCGCCTTGTCCTCCTCAACATCCTGGATGGTGGCCGAGCCAACCACCTTGATGTTCAGGGTCGAGCCGGAAGCGAAGTCCGACACATCGCGGTACATGAGTCCCGGCAGGAGGCCGTCATTCAGGTTCCGCAGGATGAAGTTGCTGTACTGCTGCGCTTCAATAAACGCAGAAGTGTTTGCAGTGGTCTGAGCCATACATTACTCCTTGTTAGTCTAGTTTGGGAGCAGAGGCTTTCCACTCGGCCACAAGGTCCGAGGCGGAACTGCCCTGCATGATGTTCTTCTTCGGAGGCGTGCCAATAGGCTGCTTGGCCAGAATCTCCGTATTCACGCTGCCTGCCAGCGGCTTCGGAGCAACGTAGCTCTCCGAGGCCTTGAGGTCAAACAGCTTCAGCGCCGCATCCGGCGAACGCTGAGCCAAGTCCTTGATGGCTTCCTTGGTGAGGCCCACTTCAGCCGCCTTGGCTGCCAGAGCTTCCTTTGCCTTGTCACCAAACGCCTTCGTAAAGGCGGATTCAAACTTGTCCATGTTCTGCTTCGCAGCTTCCTGCTGCTTCACCGCCTGAATCCTGCTGTCCACAAGACTAGCCACTGCATTCACATCAATCTCACCGGCCTGGGTAGGCTGGCGATTCTGAAGGTCTTGTACCAGCTCGTACACCTCATCCACTCGGGCTGCCTTTTCCGCCAGCTTGCGCAGCTCGGCGTTGTCTCCCTCAATACGCTGGATGTGCTCCTGCGCGTGCTTGAGGGCCTTAAGGGCCGTCACAGGGTCGGCATACTTCTTGCCGGGACCAACAAGGTCAGAAACTTCGTCGGGAATCTGAAACTGCGGGGTCACGGCGGGAGCCTGCGTGTCCGTGGTCGCGTCAGCAGGCGTATCAAACAAATCGCTCATTCTTTGGTTCCTTTGTCAGGACTAATCAATTCTCGGAGGGAACGCAGGGTTTTAACCTCTGCGACAAGCGCAGCCTGCTCAAACGGCCAGGATGCATGGGTGAAGCTTTCTTTTGCAAGCATCTGCTGTAGCGCAGCGTCCTCCTTGTCTTTCAAGATGGTGTCGAGACGCGCGAAGGCGTCCTTTGCAGCCTTGATGTCTGCCTTGCGCTGCTTTAGCGCGGCATCATCATTCTTCACATCAGCCAGCCATGCGGTGAGCATTACGCTTCCTCCTCAGGCGGGGCCATCGGGTCAACCATGTTGGCCGTCTGGATGTCCTCCTGAGCCTGCTGGACAAGCTGCTGCGTCTCCGTCGTCTCCATCACCTGAATGTTATCCCCGACAAGCTGGAACTTCTTGAGGCCAAGGATTTCCTCCAGCAGCTTCGCCACGGCCTTGCCGGAGAAGTGCGGGCGGATGCCTTGGTCAGCGAACACAGTGCTGTTCAGGATGTTCATCAGGTTTTGCACCAGCATGGCCTGAGCAGCGAAGTGGCGAGCGCCAATGGCCTTCAGCTTGCCAGAGGCCGTGATGTCCTCCTTGGTGATGGTGAGGAAGCTAATCACGCCAAAGTCATCGTCCTGCACACGGGCTTGGTCAGACGCCTTCAGGTGGCGACGTCCAAGCTCCAGATAGAGATTCAGGGCACGCTCCACCACATGAATCTCAAAGTTGCGGAGCTTCTGCTGGAAGATGCGGCTGGAAGCCTGCTCAAGGGTCTGCACCTCAAAGGCCGTCTTTTCGCCGGGGGTGCGGATGCCCATTGCCTGCTTCGGAGCGCCTGCAAACTCCTCCATCTTCTGCTCAAGGCGGTCGATGTCGTTCACAGCCGCAATGACGCCATTCAGGTTCTTGCCAAGCTCCATAATCGAAGCGCCCTCGCTTCCATTGATTTCAACACCAGGCCCCCATTCAAACTCCTCCACGCTGCCCGAGATGAACATGGGCGGGTGAATGGCGAGGTCGTGGGCGTCCGCCTTGGCATTCTCCAGATGGTCAATGCGATATTGCATTCCCACCAGGTTCTCAAGCGGCCCCATCGCGTACAGATTGTCAGGGCGCTCACGCCAACCACAATGCCCCTTGGTGCTCTTGCCATACCACGAAGGCATGGGAATGTCCTGAAGGACGTAGCAGCGGTCGATGACGGTGATGCGGCGGTTCTTCAAAAACTCGCCCGTCTCATTGATGTACAGACTGCCCTCAAAGGTGAGGATTTCAACATAGCCAGAGGCAATGTAGTCCTTGTACGTGTTGAAGCCGTCCACCGTGTAGGCCGTCAGCAACTCGTAGTCGCTCACCTCAAGGCCCCACACCTGATTGCCGCGAAGCTCCTTGGACTTGGCCAGAGCCTCCTTCTTGAACAAGCTCTCCGGCTCGTTCTCAATCTCGGCCATCAGCTCGCCAAAGGTCTTGAGGCTGCGTTCAATCTTCCATGTATTCTCAAACGAGGACGCCATCGGGTCGAACACGATGTCGCGGTAGGAGGTCCGCACCATCTTGGGGCCAACGTAGCCCTGAATCACCTCGCCAGTGGCTTCGTCCACATGCTTCTCATCGACATAGATGACGTCGTAATACACGTTGCCCGTGTCAATGTAGTCCTGAAGAAGCTGTGCACAAGTGAGCTTGAACCCGCTGGCCTCCACCTTGTTCTTGACGTAGGCTTCAATGGCGCGGCGCTTGGCAATACTCGTCTCATCGCGGGAGCCTGGCTCAAAGATGAAGAAGTCGTCCGTCGGGAACAACGCGCTGTAGTAGTTTGCGTGCAGGTTGTCCCGAATCTGCGTCAGCTTGGGCAGCGTGGTGCTGTTCTTCCAAGGCAGGTCTGCGTTTGTGGTGTGGCTGGTGTCCGTGGCAAACAGGTAGTTGCGAATCTCCAGCAGGCGGTCTTTCCACTCCCTGCGCTGGTCGTCCGAATTTCGCCACATGGTAGCGATGGTTTCGGCAATCGCGTCCTTCCCCACCTTGCCGTAGACTTCTGCTACGGTGCGCTTTTCACTCATCGGAAGGCTACTCCCCCAAATCTCTTGTTATATACAACCTTCCTGCTATCAGGATTGAGACTCCTAGCGCGCATGGAGCGCGGCGGAATCGCAATGTCAATGGCAGCAGTAAGGGCGTCCTTCAAGTCATCGTGAGGCGGCTTAGCCATCACCAACTCGTCCTCAAGGGCGGCAGTCTCGCCTCCCTTGTAATGCCACACCTGCATGTTGTCATACTTGGGTTCAAGGGTGGCGGCAATGCGCTCCTCCTTGCTGCCCATATGCCGCGTTGGGGTGAATTCGTCCACCACCAGCGACATGCCGTAAGGCACGATGTAGTTTTCCTTCAGGTCACGCACAATCACCTTCTGCGCCACCGTCACTTCAGCACGAAGCTTCTTGAAGCCCCACTTGTCGTAGGCATTGCGAATGACGTCGAAGTATTCCTTGATGCGTTGCGTCTTGAATCGAACAAGGTCAAGGACGTAGTATTGCATCTCAGGGGTGACTCCAATCACGGCTAGCGTGGTGAAGTCCGCCTTGCGACTCAGGCTGTACGCGAAGTCGATTCCAGCGTACACGTTCAAGGGCTGGCCCCCAATCCACCAGCGCCCGTCAATCTCCTTCACCTTGCCCCTGTCGTAATACTGGAACTTGGCTCGGTCGATGCGGGCATTGCCGGGGTCGTTGGGGTTGTTATAATACTGCGCGAAGAACTGCGTCCTGTCCTCGTACTTAGCCTTGATGACTGCCAACGTCTGCGCGTTGAAGCCAAAATACTTGCCGTCGCTATCACGACGCTTGCGTGGCCACAAGAACACACCGTCCGTCTCTACCACGCGGAGGAAGCTGTCCCAAAGGAAATGCTCCTCCACCACCTCGCCCGTTTCCTCGTTGAACACCTCATACTTCTGCTTAAGGAACGTGTCATAGAGGTCGGCACCGTGGTAGCGCGTGCCTACGCAGTCCGTCTCGGAGTCAGGCTCCTGAATCGACGCAATCTGCGAGACGCAGGCCCGCACCATCTCACGGCCGTCTTCCGTGTAGGCATTGCCCGGAACCACGACGTCATCGAACTTCACCTTGGTGGCGTGGAAGCCTGTGATATTGGTTTTGAGTCCAGCAGCCTTCACAGTGGGGTCGCGCACACCCTCAGCCTTGCGCTGGGGATGGTCAACAGCGATTTCCTCAGCCGTCCAGAGAGTGCGTTTGCCCTCATCGGGGGCAATCATGTTCGGCCAATACTTCTGATAGATGGCGCTCTCCATCACCTGCTTGATGAGGGCGAGCTGCTTCTTGGCCAGGGCAATCGTCGCGGAGACGTACAGAATCGTTACGGTGGGGTCACGGGTGATTTCCCACACCACCTTGAGCGCCATGAGACGGCTCTTTAGGTGTCCTCGCGGGAGCAGGATGAGGACGTCCTTCTTTCGCTCTGCGGAGGTCCACCAGCGAATCAGCTCCTTGTGGACGTCGCCCAACTCAAGGTAGGGGGCGACGAGGGCAATGAACACCTCAAGGTCTGCCTCCGCTGCCTCCCTAATCTCTTGTGGGGTCATTTAAACTCCAGTGTCATACAAAAGGCTTACATTGACGTCAATCGTCACCGTGTCAACGCCATCTCCAACTGTGCAGCGCCAAACACCGTCCTTCGGGACGTTCTTGGTGCATAGCGCAGTGAACGCCGTGGTAGCTGCCGTTGGGGCGGTTGCACTAATGCTGCTGCTTCCGCTAACGCGTGCCCATGCGTAAGTGTAAGGCCCGCCAGTACCACCAGTGGGCGTAACAGTAATGGTGCTGCTGGTCACTGACGCAGTGGTTGGCGAAGGCTCAGGGTCAAACACGGTGCCATCGCATACGTCTGTGTCAGCGGTTACGGAGAGGCCTCCGCCACCGCCACCCCAAGGGAAAGTGATGTCCACCCAGCTAACGCCGTCCCATCGGCGTAGAAACGAGCAATCCACCCAAGTAGACCCATTCCACCGCTTAAGATGGGCGAGGTCAACCCAAGAGCTTCCATCCCATCGCTTGAGAGTCATATGTCACCATGCCCACAATTCGCCAACACGGCCTGCCGTTGGCGTTGCGCTCTGCACCCACACGCCACGGCGAGCATCTGCAAGGCCTGTGCCGCTGGTGATGTCTGCCGTGCTATGAACATGCGTTGCCGGGGTAAACGTGGTAGGCTTGCCCGTCACCTCACCCCAAGCGGGCCAGCGCGTCGCAAAGTCGGGGAGATTGATGAGGCGCGTCCACTCAACGTCCCCGGTGGCTTCAGTGACGCTGCCGAGGTATTCGTTAGTGACAAACTTGTACACCTGTCCGCCAGTGGCAGCCACGCCAAGCGTGACGCTATTGGCCGAGGTTTCCGTATATCCCGCCGTGGTGAACAGGCGGACGCCGTCTCGGTAGACGGCGAGGTTGTTAGCTCCAGGCTCGTACGTCAGCCCGGCAGGGGCCCAAAGCGTCTCGCCACCCACCGCCGTGTATGTGACGATGCGCTGGATGACAAGGCCCGTGGCGCGGGCTTCCACAAGGTCAGTGAGCTGCCCAACAGTGGCCACATCCCCATCATCCACGCCGGGAGCGATGTTCATGATGCGGTTGCCGTCCATATCGAGGTCGGCAGCCATGTTGTTAGGCGCAGTCCCGTCCCGACTCACCGTATTATCGAAAGCCGTAGAGATAGCCTGGAACGCGGTGTTGAGCGTGTCCGTATCAAGAAAGCCCGACTGGATGGAGGGCAGAGTAACCTTAGGCATTGTTCTTCCCCCTCATGGCAACAATGACGCGTTCAGCGTCGTGCTTCACTTCGTCCACAGCGCGCTCGCGGATGCGACGCTCCTGCTGGGCATCTTCTTTCTTCGGGCGTCCGGGCTTTGCGCCCTTCCAGCTACCGTCTGCAATCCACTTTGCAGCATTGAAATTGTCCTTGGCCATCGCAATAGCCGTGGACAACGCTTCGCTGCGAATCTTCACCTCAAGCTCCTCGCGCCACTCTGCAACCTGGTCCGTGAAAATCTTGTTGGCCACGATGCGGTCCCAATGTGCCTTGCTTGCAAAATACTTGCGAGCAAACTTGTATTCCGTCGGGTCCATCGTCTCAAGGTAGAGGCGGCGGGCGGAGGGGTAGATGCGGCCCTTGTACTCCTTGTCCTCATCAGACAGAGTGTAGATGGCCTTTTCGGTGTCGTACACAGTCTCAAGGAACAAGCTCTGCGTAATGAGGTTTCCTCGCTCATCACGGAACTTGCTCCTGTCGGGAGTGAAGTCGGTCACGCTGCCTCCTTAGGCCGTAGTGCTGTCTGTAATCAGCCCGAGGGCCGCGAGCTTTGTCAGCAGGTCCGCCAGCGCAGCGTTTCCGCCGCGCGAGCCGGTGATGGCGGGCTTGGCAGCGGGGGCCGTGCCGTAGAAGCCAATGCCCGTGGTGCCAACGCTGATTTTAGTGGCGCCGCCGCCGTCAATGAGCGCCGGGCCGCCCGTGCCCTTTCCGATAAGGCGGAGGTTTGCGTTCGCATCCGCGCCGCGTGCCTCAAGTCCAGGGCTTGTGCCCGTGGCTCCTGCGATGGTGCCGAGGAAGTTGACCGCGTTGGTAGTGACGGTGACGCGGAACTGCTCAGAACCCGTGCTGGTTTCCGACACCTTGAAAGAACTGTCAGCAAGCTGCAAAGAAGACGAGCCTGCTGCCGTGTTTGTGGCAAAGTAGATGTAGCTTGCGGGGGCGCCTGCCCCCGTCCACTGGCGAATCAGCGAACCCTTCGGGATGCAAAGGACGTCCTTCAGGCCGCTGCCCAAGTCCGTAATGGCGTCGTCACGAATGACGATGCCCTTCTTGAACTTCATGGGGTTGGCGGCGATCTGGATGGCAGCAGAGGCGTCAAACTGGCCCGTTGCGCTCCATTCTGCGCCAGAAGCGAGCTGTAGGGCGACGACATCGCCAATCGTGTACGGGTCCGGGGTGATCGTGGACGTAGAGGCGCGCGTGTCAATCTCAACGCCGTAGGTGTCCACGCCCACCGAACCAACAGGGCGGTGCGCTTCAAAGTAGCCGCCATACGCCTTGGTGCCGAGCGTCGTGTTGTCATTGAAGGCGCAGCCAAACACGGGGATTGCCGTTGTGCCAGCGCTGGTGAAGTCCCTTGAGCGAATGGCCACATTAACGCCAATGGCGCTATTCGGGTTGCTGTTGTTGGCAAGGCCAAAGATGGCCGAAGCCATCGGGCCAGCGCCAAATCCGGCCGTCACCCACGCCTGGCTCTGCCAATCTTGCGTCACGTTGGGGAACGCCCCATCGTTGACTGTGGCTCCATTAAGCAGGATGCGGTCGTTGAATCGGTGGATGCGGGCGTTGTTCTGAGTGAAGTGCTGGCCAGTGGTGATCTGGTCAATAGCCGAACCAGCCACCGTTCCGTCAAGGTCGATGCCAAGGCCGTTGGTCGTGCCCGCAAGGTCCGCGCGGAGGGTGCTTAGGTCCGTGGACTCAAGAGCCGCAATTCGGTCGTCCACGTATTCCTTGTTGGCCGCGTCCAGAGCAGCAGCAGGCTCAGCGACATTCAGGATGCGCTGCCCGTCCATGTCAAGCGAAGCTTCCATGTTATTAGGAGCAGAGCCGTCACGACTGACCGTGTTGTCAAGGGCCTGCTCCATCAGCGCGAAGTTTGCGTTGATGGTATTGATGGCCGACTGCTCATTGCTGAGCGTGCTCAGGTCGAGAAAGGAAAGCTTGGGCATCCAATGTCTCCGTAATTAGTAGTCCGTCTCAACGTATATACGATTGACGCCGAGATGGATGGACGTCACAGGCGTTAGCGCCGCATTGCTCGCAAGCACGCCCGCTGTCAGTAGGGTTGTGTTGGTAGGGAGGTTTAGCGTAGCGGTTCCGCTAGCTTCGGTGCCCGTATTGATGTCAACAATTCGCCACGTATACTGCGAGCTGTTTGGCGCGCAGAAAATGTAGAGGTCGTATCCCTTGTTCGATGTGATGGTGAGGCCTGTAGACGCCTTTGTTGCGGCGGTGCCGCGAGTCAGGAACGAAATAGCTCCGTTGTCAGCAGCATCGACGCAAAATCCCACCGTGTTGTTCAGTGCGGAAGGGTCGGCACTCACGACGGTTGTTGCGGAGTGCATTCCTGCAAAGAACCTGCCTCCATTCGTCCACACATCAAAACCGCAGCGCGCAAAGAAGAAGAATCCACCTTGTCCGGCGGCGCTTCCACGGAAGAACATCGCCTCCGTGTTACGCTGTCCAAGCACCTGGTTGGTGGTCGTGACGACGTTTGCGTACCTCGCACGCTTGGTAGCCTGGTAGTTGGTGCCGCCAGTGGTAGGGAGCTGAGTCGTGTATGTGCCCGCGCCAGCACCTGCTGTTCCAGTCCACAAGCCAGCGGCAGCCGTGGTAGGCGTCCACAGGAAAGTGGTGTTACCCCATAAGGCTGCCTGTAGCGCATACGCAACTCCGGACGGTCCTTTTAGATTGGCAAACGTCCGTCCACCCATCGTGCGCGCGTAAAATCGCGCTGTGTCTGCTGCTGGGTTTGCAGGCTCGTTGGTGACTCCCTTCAGGAGCACACCTGTGTCCGCGCCGCCAAGGGATAACACGTTTGTGGCGCTGTCCCACGTAAAGTCTGCGTCAGCCCCAAAAGCACCGCTATTATTAAACTGGATTTGAGTATTTGAACCAGCAGGAGTGCCGCCACCGCCTGTGGCGTCCGTGCCATTCACCCAATTCGTTCCGTTGTACTTCAACACCTGCCCGTTGCTAGGCGATGTGATGACAACATCGAATAGGGCGTCGATGCTGGCCGCGCCAATGATGGTCGCAACGGACGTTGTGAAATCACTAATTGTGCTGGAAGTCTGCGTTCCGGTATGCGTCGCGCGATCACGAAGGGCGCTATCCGTAGCGTTGGCCGTCGCGCCCGCAGCGATGCCGGATAGCTTGGTGCGCTCTGCCGAGGTCATCGCCAGCCGCGTGGCTGAATCGGTCGTGGTGTCTAGCGACTGCGTGCCGGTATGCGTGGTGCGGTCACGGAGCGCAGAATCAGAGGCATTGGCCGTCGCGCCAGAGGCCACGCCATCAATCTTCGTCTTGTCCGCAGCGGACATGAAGCCAGCCACCGAGCCAGTCGCGTTTGCATGGGTGGTGCCCCCAGAACCCACGTGCGCAACCGGCGCATAGGAGGAATTGCCCTCCGCCGTTGTCAAATACTGCGGGTGCGGGTCAGCCGCGCCTTCATGGGCGGATACTGCTGAGGCGGCTGCTCCAAGCGTCTCGTAAACAGTGGGCGTCGTCCATTGCGTGTTGTAATCTGTCGCATTGATTTTGGACAACACTTGGTTTGCAGCCCCGCCAGTCGGGACTCCAGGTCCTGCCGGGCCTGTCGGACCTGCGGGGCCAGCGGGGCCAGCGGGGCCTGTACCGCCTCCGCTGCTAGAGGCACGGAAGCGCCTAGTGCGTGAGGCGCGCCAATCAGACATTTAAGACTCCAAGATGAGCGTATCAAAGGGGCCGGATGTGTTTGGGTCGTACTTGGCGGCTGCCATCAGGGCTGCCATAGGCTCTGCACCAGCTTCCAGTGCGCCAAGCGCATAGTCCCCGCCGCTTCCAACAGCCACATACTTGCTGTGATTCTCGTAAGGAGCCAGCTCCTCATCAATCATCCACACGCTGCCGTCCTGTTTCACCACGAAGCATTCAAATCCACGCTCCTCCGGGTCGTCCAAGAAGTGCTGGAAGTGTTCTTCGATGTCTGGCGTGTAGACAAGGCCTTGCTCCGCCCATTGACGCGCAACGTCAATGCTCCGGCCGTAGCCGGAGCCGCAGAAAATCCATCCATTGCGAAGTTTCACAATCTTGGAGCATCGGGTGGAGCGCCCGCTTCCCGTCGTGTATTGCGTATCCGCTGCCACGGTTTTGTGAGGCTTGGAGTAGACACAAGTGGTCATGCGGCGTCTCCGACGATGAGGCTGATGTTCGTGCGGTTGTTGGCGCTTCCGTTATTCCACTCAATCGACTCGCTCAGAAGCGTAGCAGGCTCGACGCCAGCCTTGCCTCCCACCCACATGCTGTTGAAGGCCGCAGGGTTGTACTCCAGCTCAGTGAAGCCTGCCGGAGGAGTCGTGACAGCGGGCGCAGTGCCTGAGTCAATGCATCCGCAGAATAGCTGGTAGCCAGGAGAGGTGGACGTAAAGCTGTTGGAGGTGGAGACGCCTGTGCCGCTGCTTCGCGCAACAACAGACGCGCTATTAATCGTGGTTGCTCCACGCAGGGCCACGCACACAACAGCGCCACGATCAGAAACGCCCTCATTGGAGAACGTGTACGTGGCTGGCTCAGAGGCTCCAGCCACCTTGGTGTAGATGTACAGCGTGTCCAACAAAGCCACCGTGTCGTACAGGTATTGGGTGGTGCCTGCCGGGGATGCTGCAATCGTGCGGACGTGGTTGGAGAAGTAGATGAAGAACACAAGGAAGTCGCCGTTCTGTACGCCAGCAGGGCGGTTGACGGTGAAATCCGTTCCAATCGAATTGACAGCCGTTGAGTCCACCACAAACACGCCAGTGGGGGCTGCCGCAAAGATGCTGCCGTCCGTCTCGTAGTAGGCTTGGACGCTTACGCCCAACGCAGCCGCGTGCTTGGCGGCCATGTCAGGAAAGGTCCCTGAGTAGCCAAGGCTGAGCAGGTAGGCCCGCCAGAGGTCAGGAATTGTGCCGTCCCGCCCAACCCGGGCCTTTAGGGCGGCGTACAGCAGGTCGGGCTTGGTGGACATGGGTTAGCGGCCCTTCTTCTTCGGCTTGGGCTTCTCGCCAGTGACTGCGCCAAGGTAGGCATCCATACGGCGACCACGCTCAGCGCCATTACCAGCACCCCGCAGGGAGCCGAGGCCGAGGTTGGCACGACCACCAAGGCCGCCACCAGCGGCCCCCATCGTGGTCGTCTGTACCATCTTCTTCTTGGGCATTAGAAACTCCTCATGTAAAGAAACAGACCAGCGTGAGCCGTCCGTCTTGTGGGGTGGAGCCAAAGGCCGTAAATGGCCAGCGGCTATGGAGCAGGGCCGTGTGGTAGAACACAGCTTTGTTGAACTTCGCCTGCTCCACATGGTAGCGGGTGAAGTGGGAAGGTTCGTCCCAATAGGGGACAATCTGGAGGAGGCCTTCGTAGTCCGTCACATCCAACCGACGCTTGCCGGAGGCGTTGTGCTCCCAAAAGGCCGTGCCGTTCTCCTCAGGGCTGTCCTTGGCCAGGCTCAGCACCATCGCATACTTGCCCCAGCCATCCCCGTCCGAATGGATGAGGGTGTTGGGTGGCTCGTCCGCATAGTTGAGCCGGAAGCCCATCTTCACCACGGACACGGGACGTCCCATCTCCTTGGCAATCAGGCTGGCCACAGCCGCGTTGTCGTATTTGGCCACGCGCTTGTACACCTGCCCGTCCGTCTCGCTACGCCAATTCTCCCACTTGGCGTTCAGGGCTGCGTCCCGCACAGCCTCCGGGTTGGGGAGGAAATCTTCCACAGACCAAATTTCAGGCTTCATGTCATTCGTGGCGGAGACGCCCGCCCTCCCGATTGCTGGCCTTGCGGCTCTGCTTCACAGTCTTGCCGTTCTTCGGCCCACCCTTGCTCAGGGGCTTGACGTGGTTCTGCACCGTCCCGTCTCCCACCTTGGCCCGCCCCTCCCGGATGGCCTCCCGGCGTGCCCGATTGCGGGCCACACGGTTGTCCCGACGCTCCTGCGTCTCCTGGGCATACTCTTTGCGATAGTTCCTACGACGTTCGGGCATCAGAAAATTCCTTTCAGAAGAAATGTGAGGCGAGCCAGATGGTCGCTCGCAGCAAAGAGAAAGCACGCAATCACTGTCCAGAACACCGCCCAGCCTCCCTTCTTCTCCTTGCTCACGGCTTCCCCTCCACATGCTCCACCAGCGCGTCATGGCGCAGGGCGCAGTCGCCGTACAGCACTATCAGGTCGGCCAGCAGGGCGCTTTGTGCGTCCTGAGACACCATTCCACCAAAATCCAGCGTCTCAAGCAGCTTAGGACACCGCACCATCGCCTCACTTGGCGGGCTGACGGGCACGGGAGGCGTCTTGGGCTTGTGCAAGCTCCCGCAGGCTGCGAGCCACAGGCTCAGGAACACGACACTCAGACGGATTGGCACGAATCGTCTCCTTGGTGTGGACAGAAGGCGGCCTTGAGGCCAGCCTGTCTAGCAAATCCTTGTTCAAGGCCTTCGCCTTGTCCGTTTCCGCCCTCGCTTCCGCTATCGCGTCTTGCAGGGCGTCTCGTTCAGCCTTCGTCAGCTTCGCTTCCGCCTTGTCAGAGGCCATGTCCCAGGCCTTGTAGGCCACACATCCATGACTTGCCACAAGAAGCACTGCCAGAATGGCGTACAGATAGGGCTTGGGAATCAAAATCATGCTCCTGTATATTAATGCAAGCCCTCCTTCTTGGAAGGGCTTGCGTATAACCTAACCTAATCTTTCAAAAGGCTCACCAAAAGCCTTTTGAAAATCATTGAATCAAGAGCTTCTAAGAGTATTATACCAATTCCACAACGCCATGTCAACCCTTGAGGGGGTTGGACATGGCAATTCAACAGCTTAGCAGCCGCTGAGGGCACCATGCGGCTGCATAATGCGCAAAACTTCACCCCCGGAAATCCATAAT